TACGAGGAGCATCCTGTAGGTGTTGAATGGATGTAATGATCTGACGGATAGGAACACCACCCTGTATCATTTCAAGGACAGCTTTCTCAACGACCTTACTATAGGGTAGCTTCTCTTGCATGACTATCTTTCTGTTAACGACAAACTGGATGATCTCTTAAGAAGGTAATCCAGATTCCATTTGAATGGGTTCCCCAAGTACATCAGCAGGATCACATCTTACATGTTACGGTGAGCAAGGTTCATCTTGGTTGTACTTGGGGAGGTATGTGTTACACCTGAGTTAATACCTCAAGGTATAACGACAATCAGTAATCAACATGGTAGTTGACTAACTTATGTATAACTTAAGTAATTACTTATGTAGTTAATCATCATGTTGTTATTAACTTGTAGTTGTTAATTACTTATGAGATTTCTTAAGTAGTCTCTTATGTCTCTTACTTATACATATGCTATCGTTTTGCAATTCTTACAAGTAAATAATTTAATTAATTTGCATGTTTCTTGTATGTCGTTGTATTCCCACGATTCTTTTTTTGTATTATTTGGGATTGACATTGGTATTCATTGGTAGTAACCCGTGTGGTACTGTGCTATTTATGTCACACTCTAAAAGTATTTGTTTGTTTTGGATTTAGGTATCGTTACCGCTGGGCCACCGATGATTCGCTAGTAATCCTAAGGGACCCTAGTGGAAATGTCAATAGCTTATTACAAACTGTAACAATTCGTGATCACCCCCCTAAGTTATCACATACATGTGTTGCACTAATGTCACACTAGGGAATAAAACCGTTGACAATCAAAAGAAAATCAGGCGCGAGGATGAGGGAATCGCCCCCACCCTTGCACTGATTCGTGGGGTGCTATGTTACCCCATTGGATTAACCCCCGTGTGATAAACAAGCGACAACCAACTGATTAATTTACGTTCTCCCTTGTCATATGCGACACAGTAAACTTGCGATACACCAACTCCGAATCATTCTCTTGCATCGCTTGCCAGATTGACTCGCTTTGGTTGTGCTGTTTAAAGCCGTTGAAATACGGGCGGACACTGCGCCCCGTTGTATCGTAGAAGCCAAACCCATCATAGCGGCATGTAAACCCTTGTGTGATACGGTTGAAATAACGGCGTTCACCATCACCTGATTTGATACTGATTAGAACCTTCCTTGCGAGCGTTCCCATTATGTCGACCCCTTTTGATATTGCGTAAATGATACTTGATTGCGACTAGGCGCGTGTGCCTGCCCAAAGACTAGCACGGCAAGCGCGGCCTGCGTATCCGCCTGCGCATAGCGTGACGTGCCGTTCATGAGCCACCGTGCACAATACGTTGTGGTCGTCATCTCACAAGCCCCCAAATAAGGCGATATTGTTCTTCAACCGCTTTTCGGTTGTGTCTTTAACGCGCTTCTCAAAAGCAGCTTCCTCAGCGGCGTGTACCTTTGTAGCTTCTGCGATATTTTCGGGAGATAGGTAAAATTCCAAAGTCATTAGATCAAATCCTTGTTTGAGTTTCTATAACCTATATAGGCGATTCGTTGTGCGTAGTCAATAGGAAAAAACGGGGGCAACCGCAAAAGATTCAACCCCCTAGTTTCCTACTGGTCGCAGGATTCTTTATACGTTGTGGATGCGCTTCCAAGTTACCCACGTAGCGGCCTGCACCTCGAAAGCCGTCATGCCGTGGCGCTTACCCGCCTTGCTATAGGCCGCTTGCAATTCCTTGCGCAGTTTCTTGCCAATGCTAGGAACCTCTTGCATCGTGCGGCGGTCCGCGTTTGCAATGCACCACGCATGTCCGTCAATCACACAAACGTCTTGCCCCATGATACACCAGAAAAAGTCTGTGATCTTGGGACCGTTTAGCGTCTTGGCAATGTCGTCTGCATCTTGCGTTACGCCGTCAGACAGTATCTTCCAAGCCTTGTCGCGCATTGTCTTATATGTACACGGTGCCGTGTCTTCCACGTAACCGCCGTTTACAAACGATTTGCACATGTAGTGCGCGTCTACCAAATTGCGCTGCCAGCGGTTAGTAGGTGACAACGCCGCCACAACGCCCACAACGATAGCAAGGGGCAAGCGATGACAGTCTGCCATATCCTGACACTCCTTTAATGCATCCGCGTACCACGTTAAGCCGTGCGCGAATTCCGCTTGTGTCGATTGCTTTAAAACCTTAGTGATGTTGGTTGCGTATGACATTGGGAAAATCCTTGTTTGCGTTTCTGTTAACCCCTTGTCGCAATTACCAATGCGATTCGCAAGCACAAAATGCACATAAATTAAATTATTATGGGGGTTGCGAATCACCTAGAAACCTGCGATAAATTGGGGGATGCTTAATCAAAATATTACCTATGCATTAGACGCATGGCTGCTATGCAAAATTAGGGGGTTTAACTATGCCGAATCAAACACTATATTGAGTATAGAAACAAAGGATAAAACAAATGTTGAAACTTACCAAAGCACAAGAAAAGCACTTAGATGCGCTAACAATGGATTTCGTAACGGTAGAGGATATGCGCAAGAAATTCGGGTTTTCCAATAGTAACACTCTGTATAAACTGTTAGATATGGGATTGGTGGAAACTTCTTATATGGGTGAAAGCGGATCATTTGAGGCGGTACTAGTGGCATGGCGTAAGATCTAATTCAAAGGGGGGTTGACGCCCCCAGCGAATCGCCTAGATTGATTATAGAAACACAAACAAAGGAACGAAAAAATGACATACGCAGAAACAAGCAAACTGGTAAGAACGATTTCCGACTTGGAAGCATGGGTCACTTCTATCCAACGCGAATATCAAAGCGAAAACACCGATTACGAAAAGGTGGCGCAGTATGAAGTTTGGGCAGCAGAATCGCGCGAGGAAATTTTTGACCTTTGCGCAAAATAAATAGGCTAGGGGGGTTGACGCCCCCCACCGAATCACGTAAGATATTCTTATCAGACAAAGAGTGCAAAATGCACCGAGTCATCCTATGGTCGCAAGGGCAAGCCGTTTTACGGTGCAGTCGCAAAAGACGGAAGGATGGGCAATGCAAACTTTGTTACATAAATGTCACACATTCAAGATCACTTATGTACACACCCCTACCAGTGGAAAGCCAGATACCCTACCAGTGGAAAGCCAGACACCCCACCGATGGAAAGCCAGACACCCCACCGAGAAAATCATAGACCCCACCAGCTAAATTAGCCATTGACCCCAACGAGGGAATTATGTACGGTGATTCGTAGAAGTTAACGCCCCACCGAGGGAATTAAGGAGAAGACGAATGGAAAAGACAGGTTGGCAGCGTGAGATCGGAGAGCAGGTCACAGCGGAATATTGTGGTCATGTTGTTACTGGTACTATTACTGACAAGAGGGCAGCTTACGGAAACTATGTGAAGTTATATCTTGAAGTCCCCGCAGGTTTTGATATGTACGGACAGACAAGATTCGAATGTGTCGTAACAGAAAAGGAAGTGATCTGATGGAAAGCCACACAAAGAAATACAAAGCTGGTGACAAAGTATGGGTGCTTTGCTCTTGGGTTGACAGCGATTGCTGGGTAACTGGGACAGTCATCAAGACAACTGCAAAGAGAATCCAAGTGTTTAACGATTTACGTGACGATGGATACTATAGCCCCAAAAATGTACAGGAGTTGATCTGATGTTACACGTAGTTTACCTGCAAGAGAAAGAAGATCAGTACCCAGTGTTGGTCGCAGCATTCCTGATGAAGTCTGACGCTGATAACTTTATGAAGCAGAGATGTTTGTCTGAGTTCTACAAGGTCAAAGAGACCAGCACAGCGGCATGGACATCTTGGTCTAAGATCAGAGAGGAGATTTAATTGCAGGAAGCCCTTGCAATAACCACCAGACGAACTATATCTAACTTACACAAACAAAGGAACACACTATGAAAACCTACACACTTGCCACAGAGATTAATGACATCGTAACTTGGTTGAACCTGCCACTATTTACTTTACAAGCAGCAGAGAATCATGCTAAGACATTACGAGAGTTATCACCATCATCAAAAGTGTTCGTCTTGAACACAACAGCGGAGTAAATACTATGAACACCATGAACAAAACAACAGTGCGTGACATCATCAAATCCCGTGGCACTAAGTTCGCCAGCGTTACCTTCATCAAGAAAGACGGTAGTGAGCGTAAGGTCAACGGCCTGTTCCGCCCAGCATCACACATCATTGGCAATGCCAAGGGTCGTGTCATCAGCGAAACCATGAAGGCTAACGGCTATGTGCCTATCTATTCTGTCGCTGAGAATAGCTGGAAGTGCTTCCACGAAGACGCTGTTGTGGAGATCAACTAATGATTAACTACTGGGAAGACGACACCCCCGCAGACGTAACCAAAGAAATTCAAGAGTGGTTAAAGGAGAAGAACAAATGATGAGGTTTGATGATATGCATTGGTTTACTACCAAACCAAACTTAGGTGTTGACTACACGATTGTAGTAGACTGTGGTGCTGGAGGAGTATTTAAGTGCGGGACTAAAGAGGATGCATTTAAGGCTATTAAAGATGCCTCTCGTAATGGTTGTGGGTACATGCTGCGAACAGAAGACATTATTACTAAGGAGAAGAACAAATGACCATGACCCCACTATTCTGTTTGGCTATGACGATCTTCTTTGAAGCCCGCGATCAGCCACATGATGCGCAACGAGCAGTGGCAAACGTGGTTATGAATCGGGTTGAAAGTCCGCGCTGGCCTGACACAGTTTGCGATGTGGTCTTCCAGCATAAGCAGTTCAGCTTCACACACGATGGCCTGAGCGATGACTACACGAAGCACACAGGTAATATCTTTGATCGCCAAGCCATTGATATTGCTGAGACAATCGCTGAATCTACGCTAAAAGGGGACCGACTTGGCTTGACTTCCACCCATTATCACACCACGTCAGTGTCTCCTTATTGGTCCAATGTGTACCTCAAAGACGGGCGGATTGGAGACCACAATTTCTTCACTGCACCCGCAGGATTGTAGTTGACACCCTAAAGAGAATCACCTATACAGGTTATAGAAACACAAACAAAGGAATTGATTATGACACAATTTAAGAAAGACTGGATTGCAGACGCAATGGAACATGGTGGCATGACCCGCGAACAAGCGTTACATTCTTGGGAACAGCAAGAGTACCGCGACTGTTAAACACAAACAAACAAGGAATAAGACAATGACTCAAGAGATGGAACAACAGCTACGCGACATGGGTATCCTACCTGCAACTGAATTACAGGAGTTACAAGCTGTCGCTGACACACATCACATCTACCCTGACATGCTAGACAAAAGCTATTTCAATGACCCCCGCGATGAAAATGGAGAGGTGAACTTCTGATGGGAAACAACAACACACCTAAAAAACCTAGCCAAGATTTCTTGGACCATATAATCGATAAATACACTTATGACAGAGAGAAAGGTCAAGTCTTTAACACTCGTACAGGTAATGCAGCACGAAAGATAAACAAACAAGGTTATGGAGTTATTAAAGTAAGCCTAAACGGTAAAGCCCTCTCGAAAAGGACACACCACCTCGTTTGGTTATTTGAGTATGGTGAATGGCCTACATCCTGCATGGACCACATAGACGGCGTTAAGACTAATAATCACTACACGAACTTACGATTGGTAACTAGCAGGGAGAATACTCAGGCGCATAGGTTGTCTGTAAAATCAAGCAGCCCTTATCATGGGGTAGACTGGAATAAAAAGAGTAATAGGTTTCAAGCCCGTATAAGGTGCGGTCCACAGTCAAAGCAGAAATTTCTAGGGTACTTTACCTGCGAAGTAGAAGCAGCAAGAGCCTATGACAAAGCCTTGGTAGGCATGGGCTTTAAACCAGTCAACGTGGAAATTATAAAGGAGTTAATCTACTAATAACCCTTGACTATCTACAACACACGCACTATATCTAACATACACACACAGTCTTGAAAGGACTGCCACAATGAAAACTATTATTACAACAGCACTTATCCTGACATCAACTTCGGTTTATGCCCAAGATCAAACTGCCCTAAACACTCAAGCTATCCAAGACCTTGTGTCATACTCACAAGCAAACCGATCAGGTGGTGCAGGTAACTACGAAGCCATCAATGCTAACGCCAATACGATTGCAAGTAACGCCTCTGCAATTGAGGTTATTGCTGAACGACCTGCCGTATCACCACTAGGTTCCCTGTCCTTCGCAGCAGCTAGTGCAACCTTCTATGGTGACGGCATGGGCTTCGGTCTATCTAACTCTAACTACGGTAGCCTCGAAGGTTCTGTCGTATTCGGCTTTGACCTTAGCAACGACTGGCGTGTAGTTGCTGGTATTACTACTGACTTCAAAGGCAAGACTGCGGGTTCTGTTGCAGTGGGGGTGAGCTTCTAATGAATAACCTAATCAAAGCGGCTATTGTCGCAACAGCAACCCTTACCGCAACAGCAGCTACGGCAGCGCCGTATGCCTTCTGCAAGGAGTATTCTGAGATGGTAGGTAATACAGCACAAGCGCGAGATTACGGGGTGTCCGCAAGCGTAGTTTACGAAACGGCTATTGCAAGCAACCTACCTTCTGAGGTGGTGGTAGCCCTGATCCAAGCGGTGTATCTTGATGGTCGTAATTTATCACCAGATAGCCTAAAATCTATTGCCTTATCATCGTGCTTGAACTAATGATAAGTAAAGTAAACACCATGAAAGTCTTAGAGGTAGATGAGAATAAAGACGGTAGTGCCACCTGTACCTTTGACATGGATGCAAAAACAACAGCATTAGCCCAAGAGTTAGGGCTAAAGCTACTACTATATTGTGGTGCCACAGGAACAAACTTAGATTACGTGTTCAAAGAAATACTGGGAGAAACAGATGACTAAGTTAGAAGAACTGCTAAATGCTTATACTGCTGCTTATGATGATTATGATGCTGCTGATTATGATGATGCTTATGCTTGGGATGCTGCTTGGGATGCTTGGATTGCTTATCTAGCTGAACTAAAGAAAACACAAAAGGAACAAACTAATGACTAAACTTGAAGAACTAGATAATGCTTATGCTGCGGCTATTGCGGTTCGGCAAGAACTTCTTGACGCTGTTGATATAGTTGATTACGAACTTATGCTTGCGTCTGAGGCTTATTATGCTGAACTAAAGAAAACACAAAAGGAACTAACATGACTAACATGATTACAGCTATCAGCGAGGCCCTACGCCGCCGCCGCAACATCAACGCAACCATCACTGAACTGCACAGCATGTCTGATTCAGAGCTACGTGACATTGGTATCCACCGTGAAAATATTGAGACTGTAGCCCGTGGGCTGATTGACATCCACCGTACAGTGAGGGATACAAATGAAAGCTAAACTAATCGCCTACACCCAGCCAGTGGAAAATCAGACTATTGGGCTTGATAATGTCCAAGACCTGATTGCCTACTGTGCCAAGGTGTCAAACCCGAAGGGTCAGGCAGACCTATCAACGAGCGAGAGCCTGTTGAACTACCTAATCAAGCACCAGCACTGGTCGCCGTTTGAGATGGCTACAGCTACAGTGGAAATTGAGACAACACGCGATATTGCTAGGCAGATGCTACGCCACCGATCATTTGCTTTCCAAGAGTTCAGTCAACGATACGCTGATCCACGGGACATGGAGAATACGTTTGTTCTTCGTGAGGCTCGACTACAGGACACTAAGAACCGTCAGAACAGCGTAGATGTTGATAACCCAGCACTGTCTGGAGAGTGGCGGATGAGACAACAGGACATCATCGACGCAGCTAAGGCGCACTACAACTGGGCTATTGATAACGGTATCGCTAAGGAACAGGCACGGGTTGTGCTACCAGAGGGTCTGACAGTCTCTAGGCTGTACGCTCAGGGGTCTATTCGATCTTGGATACACTATGTGGCCCTACGGTCAGCTAACGGCACACAGCGTGAGCATATGGACTTAGCAGTAGAAATCGGGAAAGCTATCTCAAAGATATTTCCCATGATTGGAGAGCAGAATGACTAAACTAACTACAGACGAAATTGACAAGATGTGTGACAGGTTAAAGTACAAGTACCCACAGTACGGAAAACGAGAAGACTTGAAGAGCGAGGCAATCCTTGCCATCTATGAACGTCTTGCAACTCACCCTGACACCCACCCAGCGGAACTTTACAATATCGCACGGTTGGCAATGTCTGACTTTATTAACCTAAAGGATAAAGTTATTACGCTACCCGTGAACCCGACGACACGGGCAGTAGCGACTAAGCAGAGACTGCCTAAGAGTAGCGAGTATGGGGCTAACGGAATATTAGCAATGGAAGAAACTTTACAGCCTACGACGCAATACGTAGAAGTTGAGAGTAAACCCTTAGCGCAAACGGATGACTGTACGGGGAAGTACGAGACAGAGGAGTTTGTCGCTAAGGCAATGACATTGTTGACTGATAAGGAGAGGACGCTAATAAATATGAGATACTTTAAACACAAGACACAAGCCGAGGCTTCTAAAATACTTGGTGTTACACAACAAGCAATAGCACTACAAGAATCCAGTGCTTTGTCTAAAATGTCTAAACTGTAACAATTCGTGACTTGTTAAGATTGCATTTAGATAGCATATAAGTAAGTATAACCCTTTACATAAGTTACTACTTAAGTTAATTCATAAGTAATAATAACTACAACAAGTAATAAATACATAAGTAATTACTTAAGTTACTACTTATGTGTCGTTAACAAATAGGAGAAGCCACATGGCTGAACACGCACACCAAGAATGTCCCTACGAGACTTGTGGCTCTTCTGACGCCTTTAGCTACAACGAAGAAGGTTACGGAAAGTGTCATGCTTGCAACCAAGGCTACCCGTCCAATAGAAAGACCTTCGACTGGGCCAAAGAAAAGTATCCAACTAAAGGAAATAACAATATGTCGTTCACACCTAAAGCTGTTGTGTCGTTTTATGAGGACACCCCCAGCGATGGAAAGTATGAGACCATGCGTGGCATCCAGAGCCGCACAATGGAAGACTACGGGGTTCTAACTTATGGGGATCGTCAAGAGTACGTGTACCCCAGCGGGGGAATTAAGGTACGCAACCTCAAGGAGAAAGGCTTCTACGCTAAGTCGGGCTTCAAGGGTGATGAACTGTTCGGGATGAACCTGTTTACTGCTGGTAGTTCCAAGATGGTAACGATCACTGAGGGCGAACTGGACGCTCTCTCAGTGGCTCAGATGATGAAGGGTGCCTACGCTAACCCAGTGGTGTCTCTGCCCTCTGCTTCGCCCTCTAAGAAGCTATGGGAGAACTGCGCAGAGTGGCTCAATAGCTTCGATAAGATCGTGCTGTCAGTAGATACAGATGATGCTGGTAATGCACTAGCAGATAAGGTTGCCAAGCTATTCCCTAACAAGGTCTATCGTGTTAACCATCACCCGTATAAAGACGCCAATGACTTCCTACAGAACGGCAAGGGCAAGGAGTTCAAGGGAGCATGGTGGGCAGCAAGTAAGTACACGCCTGAGAACGTGATGAACACCACAGAGGACTTCCTGTCGCTGTATCAGGATGCACCAGAGCATGAGTATGTGCCAACTGGTATCCAAGCACTAGACGATAAGATACTGGGGCTGATGCAAGGTCACTTCACAGTGATCAAGGCTCCGACAGGCATTGGCAAGACTGAGGTAATGCGTTATCTTGAGTACAACATGATCTCGCAGGGTGTACCAATCGCTGCAATGCACGTAGAAGAAACTAAGCTACGGTCTCTGCTAGGTCTTGTGTCTTACGAATGTAATGACAACCTGACACGCAGGGATTTGATTGAGGAGAAAGGGGCGAACGATCAGGTTCTTGCGGCTATCACTAAGTTAACCAAAGATGAGTTGTACTATCAATTCTTCATGGGTGACGGACAGGGTTCAGAAGAACTATGCGATCAGATCAGATACTTTAGTCAAGCATGTGGTTGTAAGTTTGTATTCTTTGAGCCTATCCAAGATGTCGTAGTAGGTTCGTCTGAAGAAGGCAAAGAGACAATGCTGGCTGATCTATCTATTCGACTGTCTAAGCTGGCAGCAGAACTTAACGTGGGTATCGTTACTATCGCCCACACTAACGACAACGGAGACCCAAAGTATTGCAAAATGATTGGGCAACGGGCTTCTGTCGTTATCGACTTGTCACGGGAGAAAGAATCAGATAACTTAGAGGAACGAAACACGACACACATCCGCGTTGAGAAGAACCGACCATGCTCAGAAGAGGGTAATGCAGGTACAATGCGGTTTAACTTAGATACATTCACTTTAAGGGAAGTATGATATGCAAGGTAAATGGACAAAAGAAAACTTTCAAGATTACCACAGTAGTAACCCAGAAATCTATCTTTTATTTGAGGAATATGCTTTAAGGGCGACTAAGCACAGGGAGAGATATTCAGCAAAGATCATCTTTCACATAATTAGGTGGAACACTATGGTTAGCGGTGATACAGAGTACAAGATAGATGATGGGTGGATTTCACACTATTCAAGGTTATTTATGCAGAGCTACCCAGAGTACAATGGCTTTTTCTCTACCCGCACTAGAAAGGATACATACCACAAATGACAACGGTATTTGATATTGAAACGGATGGTCTTTTAAATGAGATGACCAAGATTCATGTCTTGAGTTATTCTGACGATGGAAAGACTATCCACAACACACACGACTACGACGAAATGCGTGAGTTCTTTGCTACACGCAAGACTATTGCAGGACACAACATTATTCGCTTCGATGCTCCCGCCGTGGAAAAGATACTAGGCATTAAGATTGAGGCGCGTATGATTGATACACTTGCCCTAAGCTGGTACATCAACCACACACGCATGAAGCATGGG